AGCAAAAGCCGGATGGAAAACCGGACAATTCCCCACTTATAGATGGGCGAGATACGGACACAGGACAAGCGCGACAAGCTTAGGCTGCTTTACGCAGGGCTTCAGGCCAGCGGAAAGCGGCTAGAAATGGCGTTATAGCATGGCTATGCCCTGTCATTCTCTGCTGCTTGAGTCGCTTCTTCGATCCGCTAATAGGATTGCGGGAGAGACCGGGAAAATGGTTTACGATGTGCTGGACGATTTACGCGAGAAGCCCGAGGCCACAATTCAACAACTGGGATTCCTGACGAGTACTAGCGAGGCTGGCGGGGGTGTCGGATTCGCGGAGTTTCGCAGTCTTTCAACCGAGGAGCAGGTAAAGAGGGCTACTTGGATGCTGCGCTATTTCGAGAAGGTTGCTGCACGGCTTGGATTGAGCCCGGAGACGGGGGATGCCGCCGAGGCGAGCCAGATTGTGCAGGCCATTCTGTCCGATCTGGCTCGAAATGGAGAGGTGACGCGGTATCAGAACGACTACACCGGGCTGCGCTACGGAGTGGGCTACACGGCATGACAGCGACCCTGCCGCCAATTCGCAGACTGGCACCAAGCCTCGCACGGGTCATGGCCCGGCTTCACCCGCTCACTGGTGCGGTGATTGACGTTCGCAAGCATGAGCCGACCAAGAACCTTTACGAGGCTGGCCGGCAATTCCAGTTCGGCCAGCGCAGCGCGATCTGGTCCCACGTCACCGATGCGCGGTTTGATGCCTCACAAGCTACCCGCTGGGAACTGCTTCGGAAGATTCGCTACTTCGAGCAAAACTGTCCCCTGGTTCAGAAGCTCGCGGACCTGTTCGAGCTTTACACTGTCGGCCCTAACGGCCTGGTTATGGCCCCAGGAAGCCAGGACGAACGGTGGTCTCAGGCCGCCCAGGTTTACTACGGCTCATGGTGCCAGTTGCCGGACCTGTGCAGCCTTCTGCCCCTGACCGTAATCCAAAGCCTGACCGCCCGCCTGTGGTTCATTGACGGCGAGGTCTTCATTTTGAAGACGCGCACCGCGATGCCCCCATACCGCCCGAAGATCCAGCTTTTGGAATCGCACCGTGTGGGGACGCCTTCAAAGCGGTTCATGCCGGACAACTCCAACATCGTTGACGGCGTAGAGGTGGAACGGAACGGCAAACCCGTTGCCTACTGGGTGCAGAACGGATTCGAGGCAGGGGAGCCCACCCGCATTCCGGCCGAGAGCATCATTCACATTCACGAACCGGCTCGGGTTGGCATGTATCGCGGCATCACGATGTTCTACGCCGTCCTGAATGCGCTGCATGACCTGGACGACTTGCAGCAGATGGAACTGATGGTGGCGAAGGACCAGGCGGACACGTCCACGGTCATCAAAACGCCGACCGGCGAAGTGACCGATCCCAACGATCCGAACGGCTGGAACACACAAACGGAAACAAGTTCAGCGGTTGCCAATCCGCTGACGGAATACTACCGCCGAGTCTTCGGGCCAACGACCAAGGTAATGAAAGTCGGCGATGAGATTGACAAGAGCGGCCCCGAGCGCCCCACCGTCATCCAGCAATGGTATTGGAAGTTTCTCTGCGAAGAAATCTGCAACGGGGTGGGCATTCCGCTGGCAATGGTGTTCCCGGAGTCCATGCAGGGCACGGTCTATCGCGGGGTGCTCGACAGCGCCAACGCCTATTTTCGGTCGCGTTCCGCCGTGCTCGCTGCCGCCTGGAAACAAGTTTGGGAATACGTCATTGATTTTGGCTCGCGGGTAGAGCCGTCCATTGCCGCCAAGCCTAAAGACTGGCGGACGGTGAATGTCCGCGCCCCCCGCGCCGTGAATGTGGACGTTGGCCGCAACAGCACGGCGATGCTGGCCGAGTTGGAATCCGGCACGCGCACGTTCGCTCAAATCTACTCCGAGACCGGCGAGGACTGGCGCGAGCAGCTTGAACAGCGGGCCAAAGAGGCGGCGTTCATCAATCAGATTGCCCGCCGGCACAGAGTCCCGCCCACGGCGATTACTCAACTTGCCGTGCCGGGAGCAACCAAACCGCAGCCGGGTAAACCGGCTCCAGAACCAATCCAGGAATGAAGAAACTGTGGAAGCGCATCAATGACTGGCTCCAGGTGAGCCAGGTCGCCAATGAAGCGGACACCACGCCCGCTGAAATGCTCATCTATGACAAGATCGGCAAAGACCCGTATGACGAAACCGGCACCGGCGCCCAGGACTTTGACGCGGCGCTGAAGGCGATCCCGGAGGGGAAAGCAATCACCGTGCGGATCAATTCGCCGGGCGGGAGTGTGTGGGATGCAATGGCCATCTACAACATACTCCGCAGGCAGCGTGCCGGGAGAGTGACCTGCCAGGTGGACGGCATTGCCGCGTCCAGCGCCAGCCTGATTGCCCTGGGCGGCTCAAAGCTGAAGATGTCGAAGGCTTCGTTGCTGATGATGCACAACCCGCAAGACATCTGCTATGGCAGCGCGGCAGAGATGCGGGCCAGGGCCGACAAGCTGGACCAGCACAAGGAAGCCATTGCCTCAATCTACGTTGACAACTCGAACATGACCAAGGAGCAGGTCCTGGAGGCGATGGACAAGGAAACCTGGCTGACCGGGGAGCAGTGCCGCGATTGCGAGATGTGCGACGAACTGACCGATGACGAGCCCGTCAAGAACGCTTTTGATCTTTCGATTTACCGGCGTGTGCCGGACCAAATCGGAAAGCAAAAACCACAAGCGCCCCGAAACGCAGGGGCCAAACCAAAGGAAACGATAGTTATGAATCGTAGCGAAATGATCGCCCTGCTTCAGTCTCGGGGCGTGACGGTGCCGGAAAACAGCACCGATGAATGGCTGAAAGACCAGGTGAAGCACATTGCGGCCAAGCCTGTTACACCGCCCGGAGCGGCAACCACGCCCCCGCCGGCAGACCCGAACGCTGTGACCCCCCCGGTCATGGTGTCGAATGCCGAACTGGCCGACAGGTTGAGCCGGATGGAGACCGAACGCAACGCCGAGCGCAAGGCTCGCATCACCGCCGTTGTCAACGGACTGGTGGACGACATGCGCTTGACCGCCGAGGAAGCCCCGAAGGCAATCGCCCGCGCCACTGCGGACGAAACCTATCTGGACGAACTCCGCGCCCGGAAGCCGAACATCCCCGGACATGCCCCGCTGAACTCCGGCATTGCGGTCCTGGGCGAGGACGTGCGGAGCATCATGGATGCCCTGCGGCGCAACATTATCACCGGCGTCAACAACGCCGACAAGATGGTCACGACTGCGACCGAGCGCAGCGTTGCCATTGCGCAGATATTCAGCCGCGAGCGCGAGCGGATTCTGCCGGTGCTCAACGCAACCACCGTCACGATTGACAGCGCCCTGAAGCGCGTTGCCATTCTGAATGAGACGATCCGGGCTTTTGCGACCCGGATTCTGCCGCTGCGGCTGTTCGCCACGGCGTTTCAGAACGTGCCGCTGCAAGGCACTGATGAGGTCGTGGTGCCCTACTACCCGTTGCAGACCGCCGCCAGCACCAACTGGGACGGCTCGACCGGGTATGCCTTTGCTGACACGGTGACAACCAGCATGAAGAAGATCACCGTCAACAAGCGGAAGTATCAGAGCATTGACTACGGCAGCGACACCTTCCGCCGTCAGCCGTATTTCGATGCCGTCCGGCTTGGCAACATCAATGCCGAGAAGCTGGCCGTGGACGTGATTAACGACGTGCTGAGCGTTGTCACGGCTTCCGCCTATGGCGCGGCAGTCAAGACCGCCGCCGCCGCCGCAATGACCAGTGATGATGTCATTGACATTGCCGGCGCGTGCAATGCCGCAAGCTGGCCCGATGCCGGGCGCGGTTTGATCGTGGATTCGGCTGTGAACACCGCCTTGATGAAAGACACCGCCTATAAGCTGGCGCTAAACATCTCCGGCACGGAGGTTATTCGCGGCGGCAAACTGCCAAACATTTCAGGCTTCGAGTACGCCTGGATGCCCAACTTGCCGACCAACAGCGAGAAGCTGATCGGGTTTGCCTGCTTCATGTCGGGCATCCTGGCCGCCTTCTGCCCGGTGGAGCCGACGCCGGAAGTGCGGACGGCGCTGTCCGCCTACGAGGTCGTGACCGACCCGGCCAGCGGGATCAGCCTGAACTACCGGGCCTGGGGCGATGCGGACCTTGACCGCTCCAAGCAGGTGATCGAGTGCGCCTACGGATACGTGGCCGGAGAGGCCGCCGCGATCAAGCGCATCTGCACTCCGTAAACAATCGCGGGAACAGCCCCGGTCGCAAGGCCGGGGCTGCCTGCAACCAAAAAACGTAACTATATGAGGCAAGCCTTTATTCTCGGACGCAAGCACGGAGAGACGGAATGGAAAATGGTTGTTCCACCTGAGACACCATTTCACGAAGTAACCGAGGCCGGGCGCAGAATGAAAACAGAGGCGTATGCGGATGGTAAGACACGTCCGACAAGCCCATTATACGCTCAGTTGAAGTTCTATTCCGCCGAACCGGATTGGACTCTGACGATGGAGGCCGCCGCAACCAAAGAAAGCGAGAAAATAAGAATGAAGAAATCAGTTGTTAGTACCATTGCGGCTGGCCTGCTGCTAGCTCTGTCCGCATTCACTGCCGCAGCGCAAGCACGCTATGATTCCAGCTACGTGCTGGCGTCGGGCGATGCGACCTACATCACCATCCCCGGCAGCGGGGCT